GCTTCAATGTGTAGTGGAGGGGAATTTATCATTGAATACCAAGGACGTGAAATTGATGTGAATTCCATTATTCGTTGCATGGAAGAACAAGGTTGTATCACCCCTGATGATTTTGTTTGAAAAATAATGTATCACTATAAAACAAAATAACAATGAAACTAATATTTTTTGACCTTGAAACGACCGGGACGAACCCCGCAAGAAACGGGATTCACCAAATTAGAGAAAAATTAGGGATATACCCAAAGAAAGTTGTACTGTACTTGTGTGTTACGGGGAGGATGTATTTGACGTGCTGTTTTACGACAGTGAATACAAGGAATTTTACGTTGCCGTAGAGCATACAGACAGCGGCTATTACCCTATAGCTTTAAGCGAAGTTGAATGCTGGACAGAGTTGCCAAAAGCACCCGAAAATAAGAAATAATGAAAATATTAGTACAATGAAACGAGGCGACTATATAACATGCCCTACCTGTAAGGGGAAGGGTAAAGTTTATGACCATACTGCTGGAATAATGACATTTGGATTTGCCTATTTATTTGGCAAAGATAAATGTCCGCGATGCCATGGTAAAGGATATATTGAAATAAAATAAACAGTAAAGTAATATGGGAGAAAGAATTTATCAATTAAGAGAGTCTGAATACAATGAGCTATTTGAAAAGGCTAAGCTCAACGATAAGGAAATAAAGGAACTTGCAGAGAAATATTACCAAGAACGTGGCGTCTTTCGAATTGATATTAGAGTTGGACTTAAAGATAAATACAGCGGAGACACTGTTTACTACACTAATGTTTTCTCATGTGAGAACGGCTTGTATAAGAACGACAATTTTAGACCCATCATCACAGAGAAAGGCCGCAGGAAAATAGAAAGGATATTGTCTGATGCCTGCACGGAAACCTTTGAGAATCATTTTGGTGATGCTATTAAATTCAGAAATTACTATGCTGAAGCATTGGATAATTTTTCTATAGCAAGAAGAATTGCATACACAATAGCATTCAGTGGATGGGGAGTTGCGACCGCAATTATTTTGTATCATTTTTTATTCTGTAAGTAACATGAAAAGAGAAGTAAAATTTAGAGGTCAGCCTATTGGTAAAGGAGGCTTATGGATTGAAGGTATAGGAGCATATAAGACTAATACGACCGATCATCTTATATTAAATGCTAAAGGAAAAAGCGTTGAAGTTGTACATATGTGTCAATACACTGGCTTGAAAGATAAGAATAATAAGGAAATCTACGAGGGTGACATTGTCACCACACGCAAGGATAGATTTTTTGCCATAGAGTACAGTGAAGAGGAGGCCGCCTTTAAGATGATAGACTACGGTGCTGCCCCACTTGCGCTCGATATACAAGAGCTAACAAAAAAAGAAATAAACGAGCAACGCATTATGGTTGTCGGAAATGTATTTGATTTTAATAAAAAAACAAAGAAGTAAAAATATGAACAGAGTAAACGAAATCAATAAAGCAGCGCTGGAATATTGTAAAAAGAATATCCCTAATTTACAAGACATACCCCTCTCAATTGAGACAGCCTTTGAAGCAGGTGCGGAGTATGCAGATAAGCACCCCTCCCGTAAACTGATGCTAAAAGTGTGGGAAGTAGCGGTGGCTGCTACGGTAGACCAAATAAACGGAAAAATAGCCTACATGAAGACTAGAAACGAGATTGTTGCATACATAAAGGACAAATTAAAATCATGACTAAGAAGATAATGTTTAAGGACAAATATTGCCTCACACAAGCGGTACTGAATGGGAGAAAGACAATGACAAGACGAGTACTGAAAGAGGGTACACCGCTTGGTAATTGGGAGGAAACGGCAAAACACCTGCCTTATAAAGTCGGTGATATAGTTGCGATTGCACAAAGTTACAAAGAAGTTTATCCTAATGCTGACTTTGAAATGATAGGCGATAAGTTTATGACAGAAAGCGCAGGGTGGACGAATAAGATGTTTGTACGTGCCGATTTGATGCCCCACCACATCAAAATTACAGATGTAAAGGTGGAACGATTGCAAGACATCTCTGATAAAGAATGTTTGCGTGAGGGTGTAAAAAGAGCATCAATAGGCTTTTATGCAGAAGGAGTAAAGGTTAAGGATTGTGAAAAGGAAGCGCATCGCGAAACGGCTTCTGGATGTTTGAAATTGTTTCCATTTCCACGCCAAGCCTTCGCTTCACTCATTGACAAAATCAGCGGCAAAGGCACGTGGGAGAGCAACCCGTGGGTGGCAGCGTATAGTTTTGAATTGGTAGATTAAAAACGTATTAAAATGAAAGAAGAACTAATACACAATAGTGCCGAAATGGCGGATAAAGACTGCCCCTGGAGAGCCAAACTCTGGGGGAAATACTACTACTTTGACGAATTCCTTAACGTAAAATTTTCCTGGGAAAAAACCTTGAAGTAGACGATATTCGCTGGGGGGTTGGAAACTACTTTGAGACGGTAGACGATGCTGAAAAAGCGGTTAATGAGGCAAAGAATGTACTAAAAGAGTACACAAACAAATATAAATCAAACAGTTAATAAATTTTAGTTATGGCAAATTATAGTATAAAAATCGACCTCTTGAAATTAAAGGGGGCGTTCATGAGAAATCTAAAGGGTAAGGAAGCAACAAAACGCTGTCTTATTATCCCCGTTGATGATTGCGACGGCATATATCTCGGCGAAAAGGGTTGCTATCTGAACATGACGGCTATCGCCATGCAAGGGCCGAAGTACACCGACACTCACTGCATCAAGGTAAACCTGCCAAAGGAGGAGCGAGAGGCTATGACAGAGGAGGAGCGCAACGCAATACCTATCCTCGGCGGGCTGCACGCTGTGGAGGCGAAGCAAGCAACAATGGAGGTGAACGGTACACTCGGGCAGGATGCGTTTGCGTCGACTGACGACGATTTGCCTTTCTAACAAGTGAACGATGAAATCAAGGAAGTATGATAACATTATAGCCATTGACCCGGACATATCAAAGTCTGGGGTGGCTATCTTGAAGCCCTCAACAAGACAGTTGGAGGTATCAAACCTAACATTCCCGCAAATTGTTGATTATCTCAATTATGCAAAGAGTGTTAGGGATAAAGAGAATGAAACGCTTATAGTCGTGGTAGAAGCAAGTTGGTTAATAAAAGGGAATTGGCACTTGTCGTCTTGGGAGCGAAAGCAACGTGCAGCATCTAAGGGGTATGATGTAGGGCGTAATCACGAAACGGGAAAGAAGATTGTTGAAATGTGTCAGCATCTTGAAATCGAAGTATTAGAACATTACCCCTTACGGAAGTGCTGGAAAGGCAAGGATGGCAAAATAACACACGAAGAATTATCTTCCTTTACAGGCTTGACGGGGCGAACAAATCAAGATGCACGAGATGCCGCCCTACTCGCTTGGTCTTTCGCTAATCTGCCAATTCGACTGAAGTTGAATAATTAAGTAATATCTTTCTGAAGACAGAAATGTTTTATAGTGATATACTATATACCTTTGTGCAATATCAAAGTGTGTGATTTTTAGATATGAAACCAACAGATTTTAAGCAGTCCACAAAGGTTCTGCAAAAGCCATCCACAATGACAGACAATGAATGTGCATCGCTCCATGTTTGGAGCGACGGAAAACAATGTGTGTCTTGCTGGAAGCCTACAATCAAAGAACGCTTGAACATCTTGTTCGGTGGAAAGGTATGGTTGGGTGTGCTTTCGGGCAAGACCCAACCGCCCGTTTTTGTGTCAGGTGCAAGGGTTTTCAACAAAACTCCCTTTCTGGCTCGTTGTAGGGCTTTCTTTGGTTCGGTGGCAGAATGTATCACGGAAGCGATAAGAGTGACCACAAGAGCCACCAAACAAGCCGACAAACAGAAACATTTTGTTGTTGGTCTGTTTGCTTCTTTACTTGCTGGTGTCCTTTTCGGTTTTTGGGTCGGTTTTAGCGTCGGCGGTCTTATTGGTGCGCCCAAAGAGTGGAAAGATTTAAAAGGACACGGAGCGGTTGAGATTATGAACTTCGTGTTTACGCTTTTAGGCTCTATTGCCGGTGCTTCGTTGTCGGTGATATTGATACGCCTTGTAAGTTCATTGTTGTTCTCAATAATAGTGTGATATGGCAAAAATTATAGAGCGAAGCATTGATTCGCTGATTCCTGATGATAAGAATTTTAACAAGGGGACGGAATATGGCGACCATCTTATGGACGAATCCTTGCGCAAATTCGGTCTTGGTCGTTCCGTCTTGCTTGACAAGAACGACCGAATCATTGCCGGAAACAAGACGACCGAAAAAGCCGCTGAACTTGGCTTTGAAAAGGTCGTTGTTGTTGAAACGGATGGGAATACGCTTGTGGCTGTCAAGAGAAATGACATAGACCTTGATAGTCAAAAGGGGCGAGAACTTGCGCTTGCAGACAATGCAACGAGTAAGGCAAACTTGTCTTGGGACGAAGAAATGATAATGCAATGTGCGGAGCAATTCGACTTTGACCCAGAAGAATGGGGCGTTTCGATGAGTGAACCTGAAGAAGAGGAACAAGAAGAGCCTAAAAAGGGAATAGACACAAGGCTAATCGTTGAGTGTGGCGATATTACAAAGTTATCATTGTTATTCAGCGAGTTACAAGATAGGGGCTTTAAGTGTGAGCTGAAAGAATGACTTTGTAAATAAGATTGTTAATACAAAATAGCACTAAAAAGAGTTATATGGCAAATTTCAAGAAGTACAGCAAAAAAGTGGTTGAAAAGATTGTCGGGCTTGTGAAGTCCGACACCTACACCATTGCGGAGATTTGCCAACAAGTAGGGATTTCGCAAGCCACTTTTCACAGATGGCAGGAGGAACACGAAGATTTTGCACTCGCAATCGAGGAAGCAAGAGAATCACGAATGCAATTCTTCGTGCAGGAAGCTAAAAAGTCATTGTTGAAGAAGATACAAGGCTATGAAGTAACAGAAACAAAGGTTGTAACCGTCCCGACAAAGGGCGACCCATCAAAGCCTACTATCAAGGAGCAAACAACGCAGAAGAAGCACGTAGCCCCCGACACGGCAGCGGTAATCTTCACTTTGACAAATGGCGACCCTATGAGATGGCGAAACAGACAGACAACAGAAGTAACGGGCAAGGACGGCAAAGACCTATTCAAGACCCTTTCAGATGAAGAATTGGATAAGCAGATTGCCGACCTTGAAAAGAAGCTAAAATAATGAAAGCATACAGATTAAAGCATATCCCTACGGGTTTATATTACCAGCCATCTAAGGGTGGAAACAATCTTTCCAAACGTGGGAAAGTCTATCTAACGAAGTCAAATCCTTTGTCCATAGATAGAGGTTGCGATTACATTTGGATAGACTTAAACGTAAGCAGCAAAGTTTACCAAACCTATGGAGAAAGTCTTTTGGAGTTAGAGGAATGTCCTTATAAAGGAAGTGTAATGCAAGGTCGTGTGCCAAAAGAGAAATTCAAAATAGAATATATCAATGAAGATAGTGAGAAGTAATGTTATTCCCTTTAAGGGGTTTACCGCAATCAATCTGTTTGGTGTCGTGTTCGTGCGCAAGGACTATGAGTTCAGAAGCGTTGCAGACTATCAACGAATGCTTGTTCACGAGGGAATACACACAAAGCAGATGCAGGAGCTATTGTATTTGCCTTTCTATGTGTGGTATCTTCTTGAATGGCTCGTTCGGCTTGTGATGTACAGAGAAGCACGCAAGGCATATCGGAACATCAGCTTGGAGCGTGAAGCATACGCCAATCAACATAAGTGGGACTACAATAAGAGGCGTAAACGATACGCCTTTCTTCGATATATCAAGTAATGACAAGAAACGAAAGAGTAAGATATATGCAAGCATTGAAAGAACGTTTGGTTCGAGAGAGCCGAACGGATTTGCTACGTTTTACCCTTTCAACAATGCTTACATTTGAGCCAGCAGACTTTCACAAGCGATACTACGGAGTATTGACAAAGTTTGCGCACAAGGAAATTAAGAAACTTATGGTTTTCATGCCTCCTCAACATGGAAAAAGCGAGGGTTCAACACGCCGCTTACCATCTTTCATGTTAGGACAGAATCCAGACTTGCGCTTGGCAATTGTTTCTTATTCTGCAACAAAAGCCAAGAAGTTTAATAGAGAAATACAACGTATAATTGATACACCTGAATATCATGAGATTTTCACAGAAACCACGCTTGGGTTATCTTCGATTTCAGATGATGCCGCACGCGGTTACATCCGAACAACAGAAGAGTGTGAGATTGTAGGACATTTGGGCGGCTTCAAGACCGTTGGTGTCGGTGGTGCTTTGACGGGTGAACCCGTGGATGTGCTGATTATGGATGACATCTACAAGGATGCCAAAACGGCTTGGTCTTCAACGGTGCGTGAAAGTGTTTCGGATTGGTACGACACAGTGGCTGAAACACGTCTGCACAACAATTCGCAGCAGCTTATCGTCTTCACCCGTTGGCACGAAGACGACCTTGCAGGCATGTTGCTAAGGCAACAAGGGGAGTATCACCCGACAGAAAACCCCAATGGCTGGGTTGTCGTGATATATCAAGCTATCAAGCAGGGCGCGCCAACAGAATACGACCCGAGACAAGAGGGGGAAGCCCTATGGGAGGAACGGCACAACATAGAGAAGTTAGAGGCTATCAGAAAGCGTAATCCACACGTGTTCGATAGCTTGTACCAGCAAGACCCGAAACCGAGTGAGGGGCTTATGTACGATGTTGGGTTTACGGAGTATCAGATAAGACCTGCAACGAAATACTGCATCCGCAAGGCTTATGTGGACACGGCAGACACAGGGGCGGACTACTTGTGTGCTATCGTGTATGATGAAACGGAAATCGGCAACTACCTTGTTGATGTACTCTATACACAGAAGCCAATGGAGTACACAGAACCCGAACTTGCCCGCATCTTAACAAAACACGGAGTGCAAGAATGTATTGTTGAGAGCAACAATGGCGGTCGAGGGTTTCAAAGAGCAGTTGAGCAGCAATGCAGATTGATGGGAAACACCAAAACGAAGTTCAAATGGTTTCATCAGAAAGACAATAAGGAAGTGCGTATCAATATCAATTCGGCAGCGGTTCAGAACTTAACATTTATGCCTTTCGGATGGGTTAAGTTGTTCCCCGAATTTGCATCTGCAATAACCAGCTATATGAAGATTGGCAAGAACCTACACGACGATGCACCCGATGCACTTACAGGAACGATTGAAAAACGAAAGAACAAGGTCAAATCAGACGTTGCAGGTCTTTTTGGACGGTAGAGTATATCACTATAAAACAAACAGTCATGACATTAGAAGAAATCTTCAAGCAAGGAACAGCAGACGAAGTGGTTTCAGAACTCAAAAATCACAGAATAATAGCGCAGCCAAATGTTGAGCAAGCAAAGAAAGCACTTGACCCCAAGTTGCACGACATCAACGACAAGATTATTCGCCCTGATAAGCGCGTGAAGATTGATGGTGGCAATGATAGCGGAGACAAGGTTATTGACACGGGGGAAGATGGCGGTAATTATCGCATTGAAAAGGTTGCCCGTGTTGCAGTAGCCTTACAGAAGCTAATTATCAACCGTGCTGTTTCGTTTGTGTTTGGAAATCCAGTTGCTTACAATGCAACACCCGAGACAGATAAGCAAGAAGCGGTATTGAAAGCCTTAATTCGCATCTTGTATGACAATAAGACTACTTCAATGAACCGCAAGGTTGCACGAAGTATATTTGGCTTCAAGGAGTGTGCAGAATTGTGGTATGTTCAAGAAAAAAGCAAGCCACATAATACATACGGATTTGCCACAAAGAAGAAATTACGTATGGCTTTATTTTCACCCATGTTCGGTGACACACTTTATCCTTACTTCGATGATGCAGGAGATTTGATTGCTTTTTCTCGTTCTTTTTCTCGTATAGGTGCAGATAAGAAGCGTTTTGAATACTTTGAAACCTACACCGACACAGAACATTGGCTTTGGGTGAATGGTGCAAATGGCTATGAGGTTGTAGATGGATTCCCCAAAAAGGTTGCTATCGGGAAAATACCTATTGTGTACGGGCACCAAGAGTACTTTGAAACGCAAGACGTGGACAGTTTGATTGATAGGCTGGAAAAGTTGTTGTCAAACTTTGCAGACACAAACGACTATCATGCAAGCCCAAAAATCTTTGTTACTGGGCAAATCAATGGCTGGAGCAAGAAGGGCGAAGCAGGAGCGGTAATTGAGGGTGAAGAGGGTGCAACAATGAATTATGTCTCTTGGCAAAATGCACCTGAAAGCGTGAAGCTGGAAATTGAAACACTCTTGAAGATGATTTATACTATCACGCAAACACCAGATATCAGCTTTGAGAGCGTAAAGGGACTTGGTGCAATCAGTGGCATTGCCTTGAAATTATTGTTTATGGACGCACACTTAAAGGTACAGGACAAAAAAGAGGTTTTCGACGACTATTTGCAGCGCCGTGTAAATGTGATTAAGACGTTTATTGGGCAATTCTACACGGAGCTTGAAGAAGATGCTGAACTATTGGAAATAGAGCCTGAAATAACGCCCTATATGCTTACAAACGAGCTTGACGAAATCAATATGTGGCTTGCCGCTAACGGGAACAAGCCGCTTGTATCACAGAAAGCAAGTGTCAAGGGGGCAAATCTCACACAAGACCCAGAAAAAGATTTTGAACAAATCCAAGAAGAAGCAAGTGCCGAAAATTCATTTTCTATTGGTGAACCTGTAATTGATGCGTAATGGCAAAACGAGTAGTTAAGGCAAAAAAAGCAACCAGATATAGATGTAGGGATTGCAAAAATTCATACGACTGGCATGAGAAATCAAATGAAACAGGACTTCCTTTTATGTGCCGATGCCCCTACTACACGAATGGTAAGTTTTGTAAGTTTTTGAAAGACCCTCAATGTGAACTCTTCGAGTTAAGGACAAATGGCTAAAAGGCAGAAGACAAAGATATTTTCCTTTCAAGGCTTCGATAATGCACACTACAAGTCCACGGCAGCCTATACGCGTGCCGTGAATGCCTTATTCGACAAGGCAACAAGTGATATTGCAGAAGTTGCAAACAAGGAGGATTACAACCCCAACAAGCCTTTTTCTTTTGATGATTACCCCAAAGCAAAGGCGCGATTGCAAACAACGCTCAAAGGGCTTGCAAAGAAGATGCAGGCAGTTATTGAATTTGGGTCAAGAAAGCAATGGTTATTCGCTTGCCAAAAGAATGATGAGTTCATTGCATCTATATTTGACACCACGAAACTAACAAAGGGGCGGTTGAAGAAGATGCAAGACCATAACCTTGACGCCCTACAAACATTCCAACAACGAAAAATTGGAGGAATGAACCTTTCAGAGCGTGTTTGGAAATACACCGAGCAATACAAAGAACAAATCGAAATCGGGCTTGATGTAGGGCTTGGGGAGGGGCGTTCGGCTCAACAACTTGCAAGGGACTTGCGACAGAACTTGCAAGACCCAAATCGTTTATTCCGCCGTGTGCGTGATAAGCGGGGAAACTTGCAGTTGTCAAAGGCTGCAAAAGCTTTTCACCCAGGTACTGGCGTGTATCGGTCAAGCTACAAGAATGCAATGAGATTGACACGTTCAGAGGTTAATATGGCTTATCGAGAAGCAGACCATTTGCGTTGGCAGCAGCTGGACTTTGTTGTTGGCTTTGAGGTGCAACGGTCTAACCACGAGCCGAAGTGTAAGTGTAAGTTGTGTGAACGTCTTGTTGGCAAATACCCAAAATGGTTCAAATTTAAGGGGTGGCATCCTCAATGTTTGTGCTATGCAACCGCCATACTGATGGATGAAGAAACTTTTGATGACCAAGAACTATCAGACCTCAAAAGTGCATTAAAAGGAACGGCTTACAAGAAGCTATCTGCAAAGAACGAGGTGACAGACGTTCCCGATGGCTTCAAGGAATGGGTCGCCGACCATGTGGATGCGCAAGAAAATTGGGGGTCAATCCCCTACTTCATCCGGGACAACTTCAAGAACGGGAATTTGAAAGACGGGTTGAAGCAAGAAGCATTGCAGATGAAGCCACAACCGCCAAAGGTTGACCCGGTGCAACAACAAATTGATGCCTTGATGCCGCAAATATCAACAATCAAGCAGGATGCAACGGATTGGGGGTTGAACTCATATCCAATTGATGAACCTTTGGCAAAGCGTGACGTTCCCGGCATAAACAATGGTATTTCGGAAATGAAAAGACGTATTGCGCAAGTTCAAGGTGAACGCGAAGCGTTTATTGCAGACGCGAAGCAAGCAATCAGAGATGCAAAGAAGTTAAAGATTGACTTCAAGGACGTTGACAACGCCGTTGGAAAGGTTAAGGGGGGCAGCGTTTTGGACAAACGAAATTGGGCAATGGATGGAAAGGTGTTCTTGGCGAAACTGAAAGCATTGAAAGATGCAATATTGCGCAAGCAAGCGGGCAGTTATGAACCAATCACAACGCCAACAATGAAGTATGTCGAACCATCGCCAAAACAAACGAATGTCGAGAAGTGGAAAGAGTTTTGCGATGCCGTTGAACGTACATTCCCGGAAACTCATTCAATGGTTCGGTGGGTTCGTTCTTGCCGTGCAAACGGAATGCAAAGTGAATGGTCGGCTCAAGCCTATCTAAAAGCAGGAAAGAGGTATAACACGCCGGAAGATAGGACTGTGTATGCAACCGTAAATAAACTTGAAGAACTGAAAGCATTGAAGCAAGCAGACCTTGACAAAATCCCGGTCGCATGGCGGAGTACGTACAATGAAGCAATCAAGAAAATCAATGCCTATGATACGAAAGAGGGTGTTTTGTCCGTTTATAATGAAATCGAACATGCTTACAACATCTACAAGTTGGCAACGAGCAAAGAAGCAATTGCGTTTGGCCTTGATAAGATTTCGGACAAGATGTCCGTGCAGATATTCGCCATTGCAAAGAAGATTCCGAACTTCACGGACAAGATGCCGACAAAGGAGTTTTGGGATTCATTGGAACGCTTCATTCCGTTATTGACGAAAGGTTCGGGCGCGTTCCATTCGCCGACATACCATCATGTTTGTATATCAATGACAGACAAAGACATTGTTCGGCGACTGACTGATTCGGATTGGTTCAAATCCGGCCTTATCCATCACGAATTTGGCCATGCCCAAGACCACACGATGAAATGGAAGTCTGACAAGGACTTTTTGGATGTATTCGCGTCATTCAAGGCTGAAATGGCCAAGGATAATATCACAACGAAATTGGCGGAATATATTAAGAACAAGGGCGGTGTTTGGAAGTTGACCCAAGACGAAAAGGAAAAGTTGATGGCTTTGTCCGATTGTTTGCAAGCGGCAACACCGGGACACGTTTACATATCGCCGGGCGGACATTCGGCGGGATATTTCGCAAGACCCGAAAAACAGATGGCGGAATTTATCGCGCACATGTCCGAAAACTATTGGTCGGAGAACGATTTGTTCAAGTTGCTTGCCCCGGAAACATACAAGAACATGCGTGAATTATTAAAAAATAGATGGAAATGAAGATTCAAGATTGCAAGGACATCGCCGATTATCTGAAAATGTGCGGTGTGAAGTCGGTTGACAAACTGACAAAGGAACAGGTGTTCGCATGGGCTTATGCCGGAAAGATGGGTGTCGAAACGGAAATTGCGGTCGGCGTTGTTGAACACGGCATGAATGAACGGATGCCGGATGTTACAAAGGCCGTGAAGATGTTGAAGCAAGCAATCAAGGAAAACAAGACGTTCACATGTGCCTACATCATGCCGGAATCATGCGAATCTATTGAAGAAACGGATGACAACGCCCGTGAATATTTCGGTATGTTTGTTTACTAAAAGAAGAAAGGGACGGTGATTTGCCGCCCCTTTCGCTTACTTGCTTGCCCGGTTTCCTTTCTTTCGGTGCAATTCACCCTTGCGGATGATGCACTTTCGGTTTTCGTATGGATGAACCCGTGTGATACCATATCCCCAAAGGGTTGTTAAGGCAACGCCGATTTCATCCGGCTTGAATGTTTCATATATTGCAGCCAATGAACCGAAATAGTGGCTTTCGCCGGATTCTTTGAACTGCAAATGATAGATGGTTGTTCCGTTCATTCTTCTGAAATTGAAAATTCATTATTTGCGAATAGGCTTGCCAATCCTGTAAGCTGTTTTAGTCGCAGGAGTTCATCTATATCCATTCCGATATTCTTAATAATCCAAGCATCAGACATTCCTGATTGTACTAACTCTGAAACAATGTTACTCATTAGTTCTATAGAATGCGCACCTCTTGCTCTATTATGTCGAATAGTAGACGCTATTCTGTTCTCTATCGGCTTATCAATAACGACAACGGGCATTTTTCCATTTTCTCGCTCATAAATATCTTGGTGATTCTTCATTATTGAGTACCGGTGAAACCCATCCACAATCTCATATACATCTTGGTCAGCAATATAATAGCAAACTATTGGCATTGTATATCCGTCTTCTTTGATGGATTGATACAAAAGCTTCATTTCAGGTGGAGCGACAGCGTTTGGGTTGTAGCTGTTTGCACGTATTTTATCTATAGGGATAGACAACACGTTATATACGGGACTTTTATAATCACTCATAATATATTCTTGTATTTGTTCATTACTTTTTTACGTTGGTCAAGTTCTTTCTTTGTTTGACTAAAACCCAT